ATATATAGGGATTCTCTTAACAATCCTTATTATGCTGAAATTACAATAACAGGAACAACACCATCTAAATCAGGAGATGCAAGATTAAATAGTAATACAACTTACTTTACAGGTTTAAGTATTGATACTTCTGTAGGAGATGTAAAGTTATTAGCTACTTATGAAGATAATGTTAACGACTTAGCATCTACAGTTATTGTTCCAAATGGGTCAGTAACTAACGAGAATCCAAACCTTACAGCAACAAACTTTATAGGATTTGCACAAAAGACTGTTGCTGACAATGAAGATGTAAAAGTAGCAACTACAGGACAAAGTGACGAAAATCAATCAAGTTTAACAACAGCTTCACAATACTACGTTCAGAATGATGGTACTTTATCGACTACAGCAGGAACACCATCTGTTTTAGGCGGAACTGCACTTTCATCAACTAAAATTTTAATTAAATCATAAGGAGACCAAAATGGCACAAACTATAACCTGGAGTAGTGGTGATAATGCTAACACTTCAATCTATTTATTTAGTGATGATGAAATTGTTGAAATTGGCTCAGATCAATCAACAATAAAAGACGCTAATGGTAATCCAACTTTAATTATTTCGGATGTTAACTCAAGTAATGCAACATTGCATACAGCAGTAACAACTCCAGATGATTATTTTGGTTACAAATACACTTACGCTAATGGCGAGTGGACAGCAGTTGAAGGATGGGTAGACCCTAGACTAGAAAACGGGGAATAATATATGTTTGGCTTCACTTCATTTAGTGAGTTACCATTTTCTGATGTTAGTTCAGGTGTAGCCATAGATGTTACAGCAGGAACAGGTACATTAACCTTAAATGCTTTAACTCCAACAGTACAAGCAAGTGTAAATGTTACACCAGGCGTTGCTACATTATCTCTAAGTGGGTTTAGTCCTACATTAGCAATAGGCGGTAATGTTACGCCTAATATTGGACAATTAACATTAACAGCTATTACACCAAGTATAAGAGGTGGCGTAAATTCTACTTCAGGTGTTGGTAGTTTAACCTTAACAGGGTTGCAAGCAGGTAAAATACATGGTGTTAACGCACAACCAGGCAAGGGTGTATTAACACTTACAGCAATAGCACCACAAATAAATGTTGGTGGTATACACGGAGCATTTTCTGGAAGTTTAACGCTTGCAGGTAAACAACCAAGTCTAAATATTGGTCATCAAATAACACCTAATGTTGCAACTTTATTATTAAGTGGTAAGCAAGCAACAGCTAGTGGTGGTACTAATAAAACAACAGGATTAGGAACATTAACCTTAACAGGCCTTGCTCCTACATCGCAAAGTGGATTTAACGTTACTAATGGTATTGGTAATTTAACACTATCAGGTAAACAAGCTGACTTTACTAATGATATGATAGTTAATCCTGGTACAGCTACTTTAACGCTAACAGGAAGTTCAGTATCAATACAAATAGGTGTTATTGAAACAGCAAGTGCAGGTTCGTTATCTTTAAACGGCCAACAACCAACAATAACTAGCGGTAATGTAATACCGCTAAACGCAGGAAATTTAACACTTTCAGGTAAACAACCTGAATGGAACGAAAATGAGATAGCTTTACCTGGTGCAGGTAATCTAACTCTTACAGGGTATCAAGTTACGGTCATTGATGGTGACAAGATAGTCGTTGGAACAGGAACACTAAGTCTTACAGGTTTAAGTGTAACCGTTTCAGTACAAGTTGATGTAACGCCAGGTAAAGGCACATTAACACTAACAGGTAAACAACCAACTCTATTACTAGCTCCAGGCGGTAATGGAGGTACGATATATGTCACTGACAATCGTACTTTTTATCCAAACAAACAAAACCAAAAAGTAGCATAGGAGACCTAACATGAGTGCAGGAAATTTTACTTTTTATAACGAGTTTAAGGAAAGTCTAGCAAAGGCAGATATTGATTTAAACGGAGATACATTTAAAGCTGTATTATTAACTTCATCTTATTCACCAAATGTAGCAACTGATGTTAATTTATCTGATATTTCTGCTAATATCGTAGCTGATGCAGATTATACAGAACAAACATTAACTAATGTAACAGTTACAGAGTCAGGCGGTACAGTAACTTTTGATGCCGATGATATTAGCTTCGGTAGTTCCGTAACAATTACTGCTAAATATTTAGCAATCTATGATGATACTGTAGCTAATGACCCATTAATTGTGTATGTCGATTTAGATACAGGCGGTGGTTCAGTAAGTTCAACGTCATCTACTTTCCAAGTTACTATTAACGCATCAGGTATATTTACACTAGCATAATAGGAGCAACTTATGGTCAAAGAACCTAATAAAGTTGCTATTCAAAATCAGGTAGATGTAACCAAATCAAAAGCAGGTGTTTTAGATTATGCTTTTAATTGGAGCGATGTAATAGCTTCTAATGAGACTATTACAACCTCTAATTGGAGTGTATCTAGTAGTGATTTAACTCTTGTATCGACAACAATAACAGGCGTTACAACGGTAGCTTTTGTTAGCGGTGGTCGTGATAATTATTTTTATCAACTTACTAACACAATTCAAACTGATCAGAGTCGAACCTGGTCACGTGTTTTAGATTTAAGGGTGGAAAGTAAATGACCGATATTAACCAAGATTATTTAAAGGTTGAACCGCAACAAGCTAACGCAGGTACAACGTGGCGTTGGACACGATCATTTACTGATTTTCCTGCTAATACATGGACACTTACTTATTATTTTCGTGAGGTTACAGGTAAATACAGTTTTGACATAGTAGCTACAAATAATAATAACTCTTTTCAAGTTAATTTAGATAGTACCGTCACGGATAATTACACTCCAGGTGTATATTCAGGTCAAGGTTTTGTAAGTAACGGTAATGATAGGTTTTTAGTTTATGAAAACCAATTAGAGGTTGCTACAGACTTTAAACATCAGGGTGTCGGTAAAGATACCAGGTCACACGCACAAAAAGTTTTACAAGCAATAAAAGGCTTGCTCGAAGGTAAATTTACCGAGGATGCAAGTTCTTACTCTATTGCAGGTAGAAGTATTACTAAGCTAAGCCCTGCTGAGTTAATTGATGCAAAGAATTATTATGAATCATTAGTTGTTAGCGAAATTCGACAACAAAGAGCAAAACAAGGCTTAGAAACAGGCCAAGTTGTAAAAGCAAGATTTAACAGTGGATTTTAAAGATGGCGTTTTGGGATAGATTTATACAAAGAAAAAAACTAGCTAATAAAAAGAGAAACTTTTACGCAAGTAATAATGGTAGACTTTATGGGGATTGGCTAAGTGGTAATACATCACCTGACGCTGAACTACAAAACAACTTAAAACTTATGCGAGATAGGGCTAGAGACCTTGCTAGAAATAATGGCATCGTAACACGTTACCTACAAATTATGAGAGAGGGTGTAGTAGGTAATGCAGGTTTTAAAATAAAGCTACACGCTAGGGATAGTGATGGCACATTAGATGATACAGCTAACGATATAATTGAAAGTAATTGGTACTCTTGGGGTAGGTCTCCTGAAGTTACTAACCAATATACAATGCATGACTTATATCAAATGGTTGTTGAGTCTGTTTGTCGAGATGGTGAAGTTTTATGTCAATTTATTAGAACTAACGAAGGTTTAAAACTATCGTTTTTAGAGCCTGATTATTTAGATAGCCAACTAAACAAAGATTTATCTGATACACGTCGAATAAGAATGGGTATAGAGGTAGATAAAAGAACCTTACAACCTTTAGGGTATTGGCTTAAAAAAATGCCTTACTCAAATCCAGGTACAGTTGATTCACAGTTAACTAAATCAGTAAGAATAGATGCTAAGGATATGTTACATATCTATCAGCCTGAAAGATTTGGACAAACAAGAGGTTATCCAAAAATAGCATCTATAATGGTTATGCTTAAATGGTTAAATGACTATCAATTATCCGAGTTAATAAGTTCTAAGGCATCAGCATCTAAAATGGGTTTTATAACAAGCCCTAGTGGTGATGGTTTTGCTGAGAGTTACTTAAATGGTGACGAATATCAACCTGCTATGAATTTTGAGCCAGGTACTTTTGATCAGTTACCTACAGGGTATGATATTAAGTTTTTTGACCCTCAACATCCTACATCACAAGTAAATGATTACATGAGAACAATGATGAGAAGCATTGCATCAGGTTTAGGTGTTAGTTACGCAAGTTTAAGTGGTGATTTATCACAGACTAGCTATTCATCAGCTAGAGTTGGATTAATGCAGGAAAGAGATAGCTTTAAATCAATGCAAAGATTTGTAATAGAGCATTTTTGTATGCCTGTTTATAAAGAATGGTTGTTGCAAGCTATGACAGTAGATCAGTTTGGTATACCTGCATCACGTTATTTTAAGTTTGAGAACAGTGCTACTTTTAGTGGTAGAGGTTATCAAAGTGTAGACCCATTAAAAGAAGCACAAGCAGATATTTTAAATATCAACCAGGGTCTATCAACAATACAAGATGTTTTATCTAAAAGCGGTAAAGATTTAGCAACGCACTTTAGCGAGATTGATAGTCAACAAGCACTAGCTGAAAAGTTTGGTATTGATCTAGCTTATGAGCCTTATGGTTCAAAATTTAACCCTCAAACAGGCGAACCTTTTGACGAGTTAAATCTTAATGATGATTCAGACGATGGAGAATAATATGACTGAAACTCAAGACGAAGTTATTGTTGAGGAAAACAATGACACCAGGAGCGAGGAACAAACAGAAGTTGTTTTTACTCCTGAAATAGAATTAGACGAGACTTTAAACAATGTTGAAGTCAAGGAAAATACTGTTGATATTGAAACAAGAGAAGCGGTATTTCCAATAGAATTTAGAGAAGATGCACAATCACGTACAATGACTATGAGCGTAAGTTCAGAATCACCTGTTGCTAGAGAATTTGGCAATGAGGTTTTAAGTCATCGTGATGGTGACATTGATCTTAGTCGCTTATTAAATAAAGCACCATTGCTTAAAGATCATGATATGCGACAGCAAATTGGCGTAATAGAAGATGCTTACCTGGACACTCAGCGAGGAAAGTTGATGACAAAAGTGCGATTTGGTCGTGGCACTTTAGCTTCAGAGCAATTTCAAGACGTGCAAGACGGTATACGTACTCAGGTGAGTATTGGCTACCAAATAAACCCTGATAGCTTTGAAAGAAGCGATGATTCTGATGATGTAGTTGTTAGAGATTGGATGCCTATAGAGGTTTCCTTGGTGTCTAGCGGTGCAGATCAAAATGTCGGTTTCGGAAGAAGTTTATCTTTAACTACAACTAAAAAAGACACAAAAAAGGAGAATCCTATGTCCGAAGAAAATACAATAGATGTAGAAGAACAAATCAGAGCAAAATCTGATGAGTTAATGAAACATCGTGAAAAAGAAATCGCTGAGATTCTTGAATTAGGAGCGAGACACAATAAAAGCGAATTAGCTAAAACATCAATTCGTGATGGCGTAGACCTTTCAGGTTTTAGAGGTGCATTATTACAAGAAATAGGTAATACACCATTAGAAACTGAAGAAATTGGTCTAAATAAAGATGAAACAAGATCATACTCAATAGTAAGAGTTGCTAAAGCTATGGCACATCCTACTAATCTACAGTATCAAAAAGACGCTGAGTTTGAGTTTGAATGTTCTCGTGCTTATCAAGAGAAAACAGGTAAAGAAACAAAAGGCGTTTTTGTACCAGAAGAAGTGCAAAAAAATTGGGTTTCTAAAAACCTTTCTGAAAGAACACTTAGCACAGGAGGTGGTTCAGCAGGGTCATTGGTTTATGAAGATTTAAGATATAATGATCTTATTGAAGCATTAACACCTTTCTCAACTGTTTTATCTGCTAATCCAACTGTTTTATCAGGCTTAACAGGTAACGTATCAATCCCAAGAGTTTCTGCAACTGCAACTTCAGGTTGGGTAGCGGAAGGAACAGCAGTAGCAAGTTCAGACCCTACTATTGGTTCAGTTACATTGTCACAAAAGACAGGCGGTGCATTTACTGATGTAACAAGAACTCTTATGACTAATACTGATGGTTTTAGTGTTGAAAACATGGTTAGAAATGACCTTGCTAGATCACTAGGCACTTTATTTGACCAGGCTTCATTAAACAATGGCGGTGATGCTAACGCTCCTACAGGCATTGAGCAAGTTGCAGGCATTAACGCTGTAGCTTTTGGTGTTGCGGGTGCTCCAACTTATGCTGAAATTATAAGCATGGAGAGTGCTATCTATACAGATAACTATGATTTAGGAACAGAAGCTAAGTTTATTACAACACCTTCTCTAAATGGTTATATGAAAACATTGGCTACTAATGGAGATGGTTCACCTGTTGCAAGCCGTGATGGTTTTGTAGATGGCTACCAAGTCTTAATATCAAGTCAAGTAACAGCTAACTCAATTATCCTAGGTGACTTTAGTCAATTCCTAGTTGGTGTTTGGGGTGGTTTAGAAATCACTGCTGACCCTTACGCATTATCAACATCAGGTGGAATGAGAATTATTGCTCTATCATCAGTTGACTTTGCAGTAAGAAATCCAGTGGCTTTCTGCTTAGGTGCTTAATTTTGGCATTAACTCATAAAGACTTTACAGGAGGGGATGCCGTGAAAACGGCATCCCTAAAAACTATGAAAATAAAAATCTTAAAACCAACATCAGTGGCAGGAAAAATAACATTACCTGGAACTGTAGTTGAAGTTGATGGCGAGTATGGTTCTGAACTTATTAACTTTGGTAAAGGTGAAGAAACTACTGAGTCAGTAAAAAAAGAAAAAAAGACTAAGGACAGAGCCGTAAAAGGCGATGATGTGACTACACGTGACTAAAGTTAAAGTAGTTAAAGCATCGACTATTAGTGGCGAGAAAAGAAAGAAGGGCGATATTGTCGATGTTGTACCTTCAAAAATCGAAAAGCTAAAAGCTAATGGTTTAGTTGATGATGTTATTGATGACGGTGCAATAGAATATTCACCTGATAAACCTTATGATGATAAAGATGACATTGAATCTGTCGAGTAATGCTTTTTTTGAACTTGATGACTTTGCTGTTAAGTGTCAATGGACAATAACACCTAGTCAGGACAAGTATGAAGTTATAGGTATTTTTGATAACACCTTTTATGAAGCCTTTGACGAGTTTGGTTCAGGTGTTTCAACCTCATCACCACAATTTACGATGAAAACCGATGACATACCTGATGGGGGAGATGAAGATGATACTCTTTTAATCCCCATCACTTTTAAAGGCCGTGTTGCAGAAGTTTTATACAAAGTTAAAATTATAGAAAGTGATGGCACAGGCGTATCATTGTTAAGGTTGCAAAAACAATGAGCCATGCTAGACAAAAAATACGTGATGCTGTTGTTACCCTAATAACAGGCCTAACAACAACAGGCACAAGAGTTTACGATACAAAGTTATATAATTTAGACCCATCTGAGGATTTACCAGGTCTTGTTGTATACACTAAAAATGAATCATCAGAGCGTAGCGATTTCTCACCTAACAATTACTACAGAGAGTTAGAGGTTGTTATTGAAGGCTATGCCGAGACTAATTCTACGGTTGAAAATACGTTAGATACTATAAGTTTAGAAGTTGAGAACGTAATGGGTGAAAATCCTTTACTATCTAATACTGCTACAACATCAGAACTAACGCAAACCGAGATAGAGTTTGACGTAATGGGCGAAAGACCCATTGGAATTACTCGATTAACCTACTCAGTGACTTATTACACTTTAAGCACTGATAATTCTACTAACATATAAAGGAGATAGTTTATGGCGTATTATACAGGCGTTGTTGCTTCAATTAAATTAGGTGATAGTGCATCACCAACTGATATATTAGGTCAATGCACCAGTTATTCAGTAGATAAACAATTAGAGTCAGTCGATGTTTCTAGCATTGGTTCTGCATCAAAAGCATTTACATCCGCTCAAGAAAGTTGGTCTAGCACAATGGAAATGAGTTACGATCAGGATGACACAGCACAAGCTAAACTTTTAGAACGTTCAGCAGGTGCTTCAACACCTATTTATGTATCTTACTATTATGAAGGTGCTGACACAGGTGACAAGTATTTAACAGGTCAAGGTTTCATAACAGGTATTGCATGGAATCAAGAACCTAACGGTGTAATGACCGCAAGTGTTTCAATACAAGGAACAGGTGCTTTAACAGAAGCAACAGCACCATAATATATGAGTATAAGTGAAAGGCTACAAGCCATGCAATCAAATCGAGAAAAGTTCCGATTGACATTGCCAGGTCTAGGTGAAAATCAAACTGATTTAACCTGTTTTTTCACAAAATTAACTGTACGAGAAGATGAAAAGTTACGCAGAAAGCATAAAGATTTTTATAAGTCTTTAA